ATGTGGGCGGATGGAATAATGATGCAGACTTTTAGTTGTGACATAGAAACTGATGGTATAGAAGCCACTAAGGTGTGGTGTATTGCAGTGCAAGATGTATACACTGAGGAAACTAAGGTATGGTATCCAGAACAAGGCTGGGATATAAATGAGAATGGCTCATTCCAAGACTGGTTAGACTCAGGTGAAGTAGACTCTATAATATTTCACAATGGTATAGCTTTTGATGTGCCTGTGTTAGAGGAGTTACATAGCATATGCTTTAACAATGTAACTGTAGAGGATACTCTTATAATGAGTCAGCTTGACAGTCCACGCAGAGAAGGTGGTCACTCACTAGCTAACTGGGGTGAGTACCTAGGCTATCATAAGGGAGACCATGAGGACTGGTCAAAGCTAAGCACAGAGATGGTAGAGTATTGTATTAGAGACACCGAGATAACTAGCAAGGTGTATAAAATACTAAGACAGAAAGGACTGAGTCAAGATGCTAAAGAGTTGGAGTATGCAATCAAGAGACAATGCACTATCCAAGAGAAGAATGGTTGGCTCTTTGATGAGCGAGGTGCAATAGAAATACTACAACAAGTTAACAATGACTTACGAAATGCAGAGGAAGAAGTGCATAAGACATTCAAGCCTCTACCTGTATGGAAAAGCAAGACACCAGTTAAGAATAGATTTAAGAAAGACTTTACTAGGACAAAAGGATACCAAGCAGAGGTAGAACTGGAGTGCCATACCAATGAAGAAGGTGACTATGGTTACTGGGCATACCCCGAACTAAACTTAGGTAGCAGACAACAGGTGGGTAGACATCTTATGCACTATGGTTGGAAGCCTGAGGTGTTTACTGAAACTGGCAGACCTAAGGTTGATGAGTCCACACTCAAGGATGTAGACATACCTGAGGCACAACTCATTGGAAGATACCTTATGTTACAGAAAAGACAAGGTCAGATTAACTCATGGCTTGATGCATTGGATGAGAGAACTGGTAGGATACACAGTAGAGTACACACCATGGGAACTGTGACTCACAGGATGAGTAGTAGTAATCCTAACCTACAACAAGTAACCGCTAGTGGCAAGGAGTATGGCTCTGAGATGAGGGCATTGTTTACTGTACCTGATGACAAGGTGTTAGTAGGTGCTGACCTTAGTGGACTAGAACTTAGATGCCTCGCCCACTACATGAGAGATGAGAACTACACAAAGGAACTACTCACAGGTGACATACATACTGCTAATCAAAAGTCAGCCGGATTAGATACAAGAGATAAGGCTAAGACATTTATCTATGCATTCCTCTATGGTGCAGGTGACAAGAAGATAGGTAGCATAGCAGGTGGTGGTGTAGAAGAAGGCAAGAGACTTAAAGAAAACTTCCTTAACAACACACCGGCATTAAAGAAACTAAGAGAGAGGGTAGGCAAGGCATCAGACAAAGGATACCTCAAGGCATTAGATGGCAGACACATTAGAGTTAGGAGTGAACATGCATCACTCAACTTTTTATTGCAAAGTGCCGGTGCTATAATAAGTAAGAGAGCATGGGAGATATTCCATAACATGGCAGAGTACGAGGGATTTAAATACAAACAACTGGGTGTCATACATGATGAGATACAGATTGAGTGTAGTCCTGATGATGCAGAGGCACTTGGATACTTGATTGTAGATGCTATGGAAATGACAACAGAGTATTACAAACTTAACTGTCCAATTACAGGAGACTTTAAAATAGGGAGGAGTTGGAATGACACCCACTAAAGAAATTAAAGTGCAATGGAATGAGAACAGAGAGAAAGACAACATCAATCCGGAGCATTACACACAAGGGATAGAGTGCATTGATTATATCACTTCAAAAAACATGAGTTTTCTCGAAGGCAATGTGATAAAATATGTAACTCGATACAAAATGAAGAATGGTTTAGAAGATTTAAAGAAAGCACAATGGTATTTAAATCGGCTAATAGAAATTACAACAAGAGAGGAGTAAGAAAGTGGAAAAGAGTATAAATACTATAATACCTGATGTGTACGAGGTGATGAAGTCTAAGGATTATTCCGGAGACCTAGACACTATTGCTATGCAATGTGGTAGAGAGGTTGAACAGGCAATTAAGAATGCCTTTGAGCCTTATGAACAAAAGAAAGACCTGAGAATGTCTAGCATTGGTCGTTGTGAAAGGGCACAGTGGTATACTGTGAAGGGGTACACACCGGAGGAGATAGATGGGAGTGTGTACCTTACCTTTCTACAAGGTCATGTGCTAGAAGCCATGCTCGTGGCTCTGATTAAACTATCAGGACACGCAGTAACAGACCAACAAAAGAAACATACAGTCGAGGGTGTCAATGGCTCACAGGACTGTACAATTGATGGTGAGTTAGTAGACATTAAGACTGCTAGTGCATGGTCTTGGGATAATAAGTTTACTGAGGAGGGTATCAAGGATGATGGCTTTGGCTACATCAAACAACTATCAGCCTATGGTAAGGGAGACAACAGAAAGCATGGCTACTTCCTTGCTTTAAATAAAAACAAATCAACTCTCAAGTTGTGCAAACAGGAACTTGAACAAGATGTGGATACTTTTATTGTTGACCTGAAAGATAAAATGGAATCAGATACACCGCCTATGAGAATAGCTAACGCTACTACTATGACTAAGTCAGGAGAGGAGAAGCTATGCATGACCTGTGCATTTTGTGGATTCAAAGAGGACTGTTATGGTAGCCTAGAAGCTAGACCTATTCCTTCAGGCAAGATAACCAATTATTTTGTTGACAATAAAGGAGCAAGTTTTTGAAGCTACTACCGGAACTAAAGGCTTTTATCTCTGCAACTTATGACACCTGTTTAATCTGTGATGAGTTAGAGATAGAGCCTGATGAGTTACTTGATGCATTTGAAGGTAAACTTATTGAGAAAAAAGATAGATTCTTAGAGGACTTTGAGGAGACCGAATGGAATACATAGAGATAAGCCTAGCTTTTATGTTACTAGGTGCAGTTGCTATTTACTTTACACACAAGAGAGCATATGATAAAGGTATAACAACAGCAATATTATTGCATAGAAATGGAAGATTAAAGTACAAAGATTATTATGATGAGAATGGCGATAAGATGGTTGACATTGAAATCGCACCACTAGAGGATGAAGAATGAATACACTACCAAATGACTACCAAAACTTTATAGCACTAAGCAGATACGCAAGGTGGCTACCTGAGAAGAACAGAAGAGAGACATGGAAAGAGACAGTCGCTAGATACTTTGACTTCATGGAAGAACATATCAAAGAGAACACTCCTCATGAATTTGTACCTAAGACTAGGAAGATACTTGAAGATGCTGTGCTTAACTTAGAAGTTATGCCAAGCATGAGAGCATTGATGACCTCAGGCAAGGCACTCAAGGACAACAACATAGCCGGATACAACTGTGCCTATCTAAGTGTTGACCATCCTAAGGCATTTGATGAGTGCCTCTATGTACTTATGCATGGTACTGGTGTAGGCTTTAGTGTAGAGAGACAGTTTATTTCTAAGCTACCCGAAGTACCTGAGGAGATGATAGATGTAGAGGATACAGTAGTAGTACAGGATAGCAAAGAGGGTTGGCAATCTGCGTTTAGAAAACTTATTACTTACTTATACAATGGTGAAATGCCTAAGTGGGATTTCTCTAGGATTAGACCCAAAGGTTCTAGGTTAGCTACCTTTGGAGGCAGAGCAAGTGGTCCTGAACCACTGCTTGATTTATTTAACTTCGCTACTAACCTATTCAAAGAGTCAGTAGGAAGAAAGCTAACAAGTTATGAGTGTCATAGAATGATGTGTAAGATAGCAGAGGTGGTAGTCGTAGGTGGTGTGCGTAGGTCAGCACTTATATCTCTATCGAACTTAACTGATGAGCGTATGCGTAACGCTAAGTCAGGTCAGTGGTGGTCAGACACACCGGAAATGGCACTCAGTAACAACAGTGTATGCTATACAGAGAAGCCTGACATGGGTATATTCATGAAGGAATGGACTTCTCTTTATGAGTCTAAGTCAGGTGAGCGTGGCATATTCAACAGAGAAGCGGCTATCAAACAGGTAGCATCCATAGGCAGACGAGACACTGACCATGAGTTTGGTTGTAATCCTTGTAGTGAAATCATCCTAAGAGATGGTCAATTTTGCAACTTAACAGAGGTAGTGATACGAGCAACAGACACACAGAAAGATATGCTCCGTAAGGTAAGATTAGCCACTATACTGGGCACATTTCAGGCAAGTCTTACTAACATTAAAAGACTTAGACCGAAATGGGTTAAAAATACAGAAGAAGAAGCCTTGCTTGGAGTGTCATTAACTGGTATAATGGACAATAGTTTTATGAATGGTAGCAGTGAAGATAGAGGCTACTATGGTAAAAGAAGTTTACCTGACTTTCTCAGTGACCTTAGAAAAGAAACAGTTAAGATTAATGAGCAATGGTCAGAACTGCTAGGTATTAATCCAGCCACTGCAACAACAGCGATTAAACCTAGTGGCACAGTCAGTCAATTAGTAGATAGTGCAAGTGGTATACACACTAGGCACAATGACTACTATTTCCGTAGAGTAAGAGCAGACGCTAAAGACCCTATCGCTCAACTCATGGAAGACCAAGGCATACCTTGTGAGGCTGATGTAATGAAACCCAATAGCGTTAAAGTCTTTACCTTCCCAATGAAAGCACCCGAAGGTGCTATACTTAGGAACGACAGGACTGCTATAGAACAGCTAGAACTATGGCTCACCTATCAAAGATATTACTGTGAGCATAAGCCTAGCGTTACTGTTAGTGTAAGAGAACATGAGTGGATGGAAGTAGGTGCATGGGTATACAAGCACTTTGATGAAGTCAGTGGTGTTAGTTTCTTACCACACTCTGACCACTCCTACCAACAAGCACCTTATGAGGACTGCACTAAGAAACAGTACAATGAACTGGCTAAGAAAATGCCTAAGTCTGTAGACTGGGATTTGATTAGCGAGTACGAGTTAACAGATATGACAGTAGGCACTAAGACTTTAGCGTGTACTGGTAGTGTGTGTGAACTTGTTGACTTAGTAGAAGAAGAAAGAGATGTAGAATGATAGAAACTATCCTCCTCATCATTGCCCTTCAACTACTTGTTATAAAAATGTTAGACTAATATAGGAGTAAAATATGTTAGATAAGATAAAGAATGGTGCTGATGGAGCGATAGATGTTGGCATCAAACTGATAAGCCTTTCAATTATATTACAGATTATCTTTGGACCAAAGGTAGCCTTCCTTACAGGAGATGTAATTGGCTCTATACTAGGCATAGTTTGGACTTTAGGAAACGGTGGACTGGCTGGCATTATCGCAGCTGTCATCATTTGGAGATTACTCGACAAAGATATAGTCGATGAACTCAAAGACTAAGTCTAAAAACTCTTGGGGTCTTGTCCGTATGGATGAGACTTCCAAGTTATACCTCACACTAAAACAACAAAAGAAAAAAACAAACCCAAGACTTTGGCGAACAGACTGGAGAAAGTAATGAAGCACAAAGGGATTCTACCCTTGCCTGTATTCACAAGAGGCAGAGGTGAAAAGAAAAGGGAACACTTAGTTAGTTTAAACAACTTCTTTCCTATGCACTACATACAAAAGAACAATGTTAAACGAGCCTATCACGATACTGTAATG